GCCCACGGCAAAGGAACATTCTTCTGCCCTAGCTTTATATGCCAGTCTGCCGTGAATAGAATCATGCTACGAAGTCTTCTCCTTCTTGCCAAGAACACCCTGTAAGACCACCCGCACGGAGAGCTTGTAGGGTTCTTAGGACTTCGTCTGCATTTCTGCCTGTATCGAGAGCATTAACTGATACGTGCTGAATAATATTATCAGGATCAACAATATAAGTTGCTCTATAACATACACCATTCTGATGATCTATTATTCCTAGATCGTCCGATAGATACAAACCACAGTCTGCAGCTAAAGTATGATGAATGTTTGCAATCATTTCATTGTCATTTTTCCATGCAAGTTTACAAAACTCATTGTCTCCGCTTATGCCAATGACATGAGCATCAGTTTCAACAGCAATCTTATCCATAGCTGCTATCTCTGTTGGACAAATAAAAGTAAAGTCTTTTGGATAGAAATAAATAACTTTCCAATGATAGTTTGTTTTAAATTCCACTTCTACAAATTCATTGTTTGAAGCTACCCCTTGCAAGTAGTGGTTTGCTGGAAATTCGTTTCCTACTCCATACATATCACACCCCCTTAAGATAACTTAAATTCTGAACTAATTTCTTCTGGAGCTTCATTACCAGCTGGTGTGGTAATTCTTTGAAGCAGCTCTAATTGAGCATCAGCAGTAGGTCTGGGGAGAACATCGTCCATTGAACGAATCTCTGCTATTGCTTCTTGCTCTGCTTCATTAAGTGGTCTGTTTTTGCATTTTAATGCTTGAAGTCTATATTCAACATTAAAAGCCATTGGACCAGTTTTAACTCTTTGAAAATGCACGTCCCAACCAGTTTCTGCATCAGTAGGATCACCAAGATCTTCTGCTGCAACCATGATTTGTTCCATTAACTTTTTCTTAAGATTTAAAACCTTGACTTTGCCGTCAGCTGGATCTATGCATTGAATAGCATATGCCCAACCACATTTGATTTCAGGAAAGAAATCACGTACGTAGTCTTTTTCTTTGTTGTTGAAGGTTTCAGTAGCTCTATCGAAAGACAGACATTCCATAGGAATATTCTTGCCATTTTCACCCTTAACCCAATAAACATATCTTGGTAGTAGATCACCTACCATGCGTATTGTATTGTTACCTTCTTTGTATTGAAATTGATCTATTTTGTTTTTTACTGCGCTACCTTGCGCTTGATTAAATTGTATAGCCATTGTTTTCTCTGTTATTTAGCGTCTTCAAACTTGAAGAAAAGTATCCCTTTCTCCATAGTGAGAAGTCTGTTGTTGTTAAAAATTTCTTCCAAGAATGGAAGTTCTATTAGTTCTAGCGAAGTTTCGCCAGTTTGTTTATAATTATTATAATTGCGATAAGAGGCTACAGCAATATATTCTGCGCACTCTTTATTACTATAGTTTTTTCTTTCCTGTAATAACTTCTTAGGATTTAGAAGAAAACTATACCCCTCAAAACTTTGACCACAATACTTATATATTGGATCTTTGTGATTTTGAGGTACTTTGATGTTATAGGTCAGCATATGAATTATCTGCATAACTTGACCTGCGTCACCCTGAGTTGTTTGTAATATTTTTTCCCAATTATATTTTATCATTATATTATACCAAAATTTGAGAGCCTTGTCAAGTAATATTTTTCGGAGGTGGTTATAAGGTTGATACCTCATAACCTTGTTTAAGATAATATCCAAGTCGTGCATTAGCTTGTCGTTTTGCGGTATTCCCTACTAAATGTATATCTACTACTGTAGGTTGTTTTTTTCCTTCATAATTTCTTATTATTCTTCCAACTAGCTGTGTAAGCAAAGGCTCATTGTTTACTGGTGTTCCCAAAATTAAGCAACTAAGAATATCCAAAGAAATACCTTCTGAGAATATACTTTGTGTTCCATACAGTATGTTTTTATCTTCAAATATCTGTTTTATAATATCGGGTCTTTCTTCGTGTGGGACTGCTCCCGTAACACAAACTGCGTCATCACCAGTAAGTCTCGCGCAGCTTTTTAAGAAGTCTACTCTATCGCTAACCACTAACACTTTATGACCTCGTGCAGCATATGCACTTGCAGTCATTGCGACAGAGTTTTGATACTCTGGGTTATAAGCTAATTCATTCACTCTATTAGCCCAAGGTATTGCAGATCCGTCCATGAACCTTATTGGTAATTTTAGTATATCAATTTTAGGTGTCATGAAGTTTTCTTTTGGTGGTTTTAAGACATTATCCCCAAAATAATCTCTGAAAACCACGTGTTTACCGTCTTTTCTTTGTAATGTTCCTGTTAATCCTATCTTATATCTAGCACAACTTTTATCTACAATTCTTGAAAAAGTTGGACTACTAACATGATGCATTTCATCTAAAATGATTGTTCCAAACTCTCGTCTAATCTCTGGAACTTTTCTGTATAGTGTTTGAATATTACCAACTACTACTGGGGTTGATATATCAAATTTACCACTACCTATGATGCCAGGTTGAAAATTAAATACTTTTTTTACTTCATCTTCCCATTGTTTTCTTAGAGATAAAGTATGGGTTATAACTAATGTTTTCTGTCCAAGCTTCCCTGCTATTGCTAAACCTGTAAATGTCTTACCCCAACTAACCCATGCGTTAATTATAGCACTATCATTTACTTCGTCAAATACAGCTTGTTGACTAGGTCGTAAAGTTAGCTTAAACTCTGGAAACTCTGATAATTTTTCTACTCTTTTATCTACTATCTCATGGTCTGTAGGAATTAAATCTTCTCTACCAGAAGGTATAGCTACTAATCCATTTTTTATAAGTGCCATGTTTTTTATTATAATTGGTGGATCACCATATTTATATGCTGGAATAGCATAGGTTAATTCTTTATCAATCTTCTGCTGTTGATGCGGAAGGACATCTAAATAAATTCTATCGCTGAGTACGGCTTTCATTATACAAAATCTGGTCCGCTAAACCATTGAACCAAAGAATGTCTAGTACCTTTTGTCATAGGAGTAACTGTATGTAAAATTAAGGAAGGAAATACAATTATAGTTCCTTTTTCATATACTCCTGAATCCATAGGTAAATCAAAACTACCCCACATATTTTTAAGTAATAAATGACCTCCACTATAGTCTTTATAATCACTTAATTGCACAGACACACTAAGTTTTCTATACTTTTCTTGTTCTATATCGCAATCCCTGTGCCAATCGTAAAAAGCCTTTACGTCTTCGTTGTAGGTTGCAAACTGTATATCCTCTCTATTATTTATAATAAAGTTCCAGTTTGCTTCAGAATTAGCTCTTGCAACATAACTAGCTATCATTTGTTGTAGCCACTCATCTCTTATCCAAGCTACCTGTCCTCTTCTCATTTCTTCATCTGTATCTCTAGTTGAGTTTAATGTAGCGTCTTCTTGAATTTTTTGTTGTCCTAATGCTATTATTGTATCACACATTTCAGCGGGTAAAGCTTTTTCAAAATAATAATAAGGACATTTAATTATACTTTTCACAAATCATACTCCTCTAGTTTTCTATTCCATAAATTAATATTTAAAGAACACCTAGTACCTGTATAAGTTTCTACTCTATGCTGTCTACCTGGTCCAAATATTATTAATCTATTTGTTTTTGGAGTAATTTTAACATCTCTAAACAATAATCTACCACCATATAGCTTATCAACTTTAGTATAATAAACTAAACTACAAACAGGAAATGAAAGTATTTTATTTGTTGCCCACCTATGCTCGTCTTTATCATAGTGCCAACCACCTGCTATATCTCCTTGAGGTCTAGTATTTAGGTGAGTCCACATTTCCATACCTTTTAGCTGTTGAATATCATAATAAGAAGATGCTTTATGGGCTAATAACCAATAATATGTTTCCATATTATCCCCATACTTATTCCAATTACGCCACTCTCCTTGATGGTCAATACCTTCTGCTATAAAATGTAGTTCGTGTTGATCTCCTTCACTATGAAATACATCATCTAGTATTATGATTGGATCCATGTTGTTAACTCCTTTATCATTATGTTTGTTATAAAAATTGTGTATATCCAGACAGGATCAAGCATAACTTTTGCCACCACTCTTAAAAACTTATCTAATTTTGTTTCAGAAGTTCTATAATATTTCACGATACCCAAGCAACTATAGTAATATATGTTAGAATATGTACTAGTTGGTCTCCTCCTGTTATAGCCCTTCTTACTCTATCAGATAAACCTTTTCTTTTATAGAGCCATTTTGTTTTAAAATAGTCTTGGTGATAATGAATAAAAGCATCAAACAACATACAATATATTACTATATCTAGTGGTAGAAATAATACTAAACATACAAAACAAAAGACCATATGTGTGCCTATATGTTCAAGGCTTCCCCTTGATCCATAAATATGTTTGTTCGTAGGTGTAGTCCATAAAGGATTAAATAAGTAATCCGCCATATAATGTTTTAATGCTAATGCCATCATAAGTGTTGTAGTTGCTGTCATCATTCCCACCACGCCAATGCTATAAGTAGTAGTATAGCTCCTACCATACTACCCATAAAAATTAAATTGTTCATATTTTCCGCCATGTATCCTTTTTCTGTTCTTCTTGTAAATCATATAATATCCAAGGCACTCCTCGTCTATAAAGAACCCCTGCCCAAGAAGCGTTCTCGGGCAGAGGTCTTTTGAGAGGGAAGGGGAAAGGGCAATTTTTTAACCATAGCATACTTACTATGTTTTTCTTTTCCACTCTCAAAATCTTATGATATTTTAAATTTACTTTTGTTCGTTTTCGTTTTTCAAAGAAAAAACCTACACTATCTATGTAATATTTTCCTTGATGTTGTAATAATTCTGATATATCTTGCACCATGTATTTTAACTGATACAGCCCTTTCATTGGTGTTTGTAGCCTTCTTAAGCCTAGTGTCGATCCTTTCATATTAGTATCGTCTAGTATTTGATTATCTATAAATAATATACCATCAATTAATTCGATATTATCCGTATGTAATACAAATACTGGGAACTTAACTTTATCATATACCATACTTCTTCTCAAACTTACCCATAGAATAGTCATTTCCTATTTCAAAATCACACCCTACTGGACAGCCTGGAATACTAATTCCCCTATCTTTTTGCACTTCTTCTTTCACAATAGCACTATATTCTTCTATATAATCTTCTTTAACTTCTGCTAATATAGAGTCATGCACTAGAGCAAATATTTTTGCTGGTTTACCTTTTATTCTATTGTGAGTATCGATGGCACCAAGTAAATTAATATCTGATGCGATTGATTGAACTAAGAAGTTTAGTCCTGATCTTACCTCGTGTCCTGCAATTCCTGAATTATCAGAAGTAACATTTGGTAATCTTCTCTTTCTTCCAAAGTGAGAATATATAAAACCATTATCTCTAATAAATTTTGATGAATGATCTATCCAAGTTCTCAGTTTATGAAACTGTTTAAAGTAATCATCAATAACTTCTTGTGCCTCTGTCTTACTAAAATACTTGCCACTATCTTTAGTGACTTGTTCGGATATTTTAGCAGCCCCGGCACCATACATTATTCCGAAAGTAACGGCTTTTGCAGCTTGTCTTTCTGTTGAGTAGTGTTCAGTAACTTCATCTACTGAACCCGGTAGTCCAAATACTATCTTAGCAATACTACTATGGAAATTACCACCAGATTTAAATACATTCATAAGTGCTTCGTCTTTTGCAAGGACTGCTGCAACATAAACCTCTGCAGTAGTTAAGTCCATTGCAACTATTTGATTGCCTTCTTTTGCACGAATACAACCTTT